AAGATGGCAACCGTCCCCGGCGATCCCAGCTCCACTAACGTCGTCGATATGCTCCCTCAAGCCTTCAAGCCTACTGTGGCCGACTTTCTCCAAGCTGCGGCGATTATGCATCAGAAAGGGAGGATGCAGATGGCGGGGGATGTCCTCAGCTTCTCTTATCCTGGGCGGAAAATAGGTCCAGGTGAGGAGAAATTTGAACAGGTTCCATTCATCGATGACGCTAAAGGTGGCTACACGCCAGCCGAGAATGTTGGCTCTGTGGCTAAGGGCGTAATGCAAGGTAAGGTCAAAATCTTAAAACCGAGTGGTGACTGATGCCCACCGCCCAATATGGCCCAGGTCGAGGTCGCGCCGCAGTCACAATGACCGGCAGGGCCGGGGACATCTCTGCGCGTGAGAAGGGTACGCATCCAGAATGGAAGCTTCCATCAAAAGAAGATATGGACCTCCGCAAACAGGCCGAGAGCAGGTTGATTGGTCTGCGCGTGAATAGGTATTCTTGGTGGGTCCACTGGCGCGAGAACGCAGATTACATGCTCCCTCGGAGGTACAAATGGATCATCACCCCAAACCAAATGTCACGTGGCTCGCCGATCAATCAACATATATTAGACTCGACGGCGACTTTAGCTGCGCGCAACCTAGCCGCTGGTTTGATGACTGGGTGCACCGATCCAACCAAACGCTGGTTTCGCCTCCGGATCGGCAGGCAAGATTCCACTATGACCTCGCCAACGTCTTTATGGTTGGCCGAGGTCGAACGTATCCTTAACCTGATATTCCAAGAGTCGAACTTCTACCCCGCGCTCGCTACCCTCTACTTCGACCTTGTCGTCTTCGGCACGGCAGTTATGATCGTCTACGAGGATTACGAGAATGTCATCCGCTGCTTCAACCCTTGTTTGGGAGAGTACTATCTTGATAACGATCAGTCCTTCTGGCCAGCCGTCATGTATCGAGAATTCACCCTCACCATCGACCAGACTGTCCGTGAGTTTGGGATCGAGAACGTATCGCCTGCTGTGGCTAAGCTCTACCGAGAAGGTGGTGCGTCTCTCACTCGCGAATTGGTAATCGCACATGGAGTCGAACCCAATGACGACTCCCGTAAATTCGACATCCCCAAACACTTCAAATACCGAGAAGTCTATTGGGAATGGGCTGGGTCTGCTTCTCCCCAAGGTGGCGCGTCCTACACCCCCGGTATTCTACGCAAGCGTGGTTTCTACGAGCAGCCCTATATCGCAGTACGTTGGGACCTTGTATCTAACGACCCCTACGGCCGCTGCCCAGGCATGGATGCTCTTCCAGACGTAAAGCAACTCCAACTCGAAACGAAGCGAAAAGGCCAAGGCATTGACAAGCAAGTTAACCCGCCTCTTGTGGCGGATATTCAGCTCAAGAATCAGCCTGCTTCTCTTCTGCCTGGCGGCATTACTTATATCTCTGGCATGGTGGCTCAAGGTCGTGCTGGCATTGCACCCATATATGAAGTAAACCCAAACCTAGCTGATATGAAGGAGGACCTCCTTGAAATCAGAGAGCGAATTAAAGAAACCTTCTACAACGACCTCTTCCGTACGATCTCCCAGTACGAGACTCGATCGAATGTTACGGCGGCGGAAATTGACGCAAGAAGAAGCGAGTCGATGGTCATGTTGGGACCAGTACTCGAAAGACTCACTTTCGAGGGCCTCAAACCGGCTGTTGAACGCACTTTCGCAATCGCATCCAGAGCGGGCATCTTCCCTCCCGCACCGCGGGAGATCAGAGGACAACACATAGAAGTCCAAACTGTCTCAATGCTCGAACTTGCTCAAGATGCAGCTCAAATGTCCGGAATAGAGCGGGTCATGCAAATGGTCGGTCAACTCGAAGGAGTACGCCCCGAGGCGATAGACGTGGTCGACACCGACTATGGGATCATGAAGGCGTCGCATCTCCTTAATAATGATCCCAAGCTGATCCGCTCGCCAGACGCGCTGGCTCAAATCCGTCAACAGCGTCAGCAACAGCAACAGGCAGCCCAACAAGCTCAACAAGCCGAGATGGCTCAGAAACTCTCCGCCGGCGCAAAGAACCTCTCCGATACCGATGTTGGTGGGGGACAGAATGCAATACAGGCATTAAGAGGAGGCCCAGGTGCTGGACCATAATACCCACAAAGAACTCCGAAAACATATCGACAACGCGCGCGCAGCGCACAAGCAAGTTGGCGACTCGATGGATAAGATCGAGCAGATTGTCGGCGCACTGCGTGGCGCGCCAGATGGCGCTCAACCGCCTACCCAACACACCATGCCAGGCTTAACTGCCCAAGGCGTATCTCCCCTCGGCGGCTTAGCACAATGGAAGGGTTAGATGGCTGAGTTCATAGAAAAGTTCAAGTTCGGCCTATACTTCGGTATCGGCTTCGCGATCGCGTTTAATGTCGTCAACTTCATTGGGCAGTTCTTTCATGCTCCGTCGTTGTTGCACTGATGCGGGAGCATCCATGCAAATGCAAGCTCTGCGAAGGTCCGATCATGCTAGAGGATGACGGCTCCCATATCGATGAGGTTTGGGTATATCAGATCGATGATGGAGAGGTTAAGCTTGCTCGGGATATTATCCTCGGGGTTCCTTTCCACTTCTTCCACGGCAGATGCCTAAGAGCGTTAGATGGCTCAATATGACGCAACGAATCCGAAGCACATCGCGATCCAACGTCGTACATCTAAGGCTGCCGACGAAGCCATCGACGCTTTCCTCAACCACTCCATGGGAATGGTTGATGGTCGGAGGTATTTTCATAGCCTGCTCGTTCGTTGCCATGTTTTCGCTAACCCATATACTGGGCGTGCTGGTACTACAGCATTCTCTTGCGGAGAACTCAATGTGGGACAGCAAGTCCTCGCAGACATCATGCGAGTCTGCCCCGACAACTACGTGCAAATGATGAGGGAAGCCAATGGCCGAGAACTCGCCGACGATACAAGACGAAGCAGGAGTGACGCGGACGCCAACCGGGACGATCCTGGACCAGAATACGTCCATCCCGCCTACGAGCGAACCACCTTCGACTACAACCCCGTCGAGCGAGACGACGAAGTCGACGACGACGGAAACGTCGTCTACCGAAGGTTCTAAGGATGCCAAATCTACGCAATCCCTCATTAATGAAAAAGGTGCAGAAAAAGGAGCCCCCGACTCCTACGCGGACTTTACGGTCCCTGAAGGTTTTGCGCTCGACGAAGAAGTTGCAAAAGAAGCCAGTGCTCTCTTCAAGGGGCTCGATCTCACACAGACACAGGCTCAAAGCCTAGTCGATTACTACGTCAAGCAAACAAAAGAAGCCTTCGAAGCTCCTTTCAATGCTTACATGGACAAGCGCGCTGAATGGCGCGATGCAATCAACGCCGACCCCGAAATCGGAGGATCGAAGTTGAACGGTGTCAAAGTGTCGATAGGTCGACTTATCGACTCATTTGGCAATGCTAAAGTCGCTGAAGGGTTTAGAGAAGCGATGGACTACACGGGCGCAGGGGACAACCCCGCCGTCGTCCGTGGACTCTACGAACTCTCCAAACGCTTAACCGAAGGTGCGGCTGTCCGCGGTAACGGACCGTCTACCGAAGGTCAACGATTAAGTGGGTCTAATCAACCCTCCACTGCTCAAGCTATCTATCCTCATCTTCCATCTAACCGATAAGGGAATCCAATGGCTACTGTAAACACGCTGAGCTATCAAGCTCTTACATATGCCGATTGGGCAAAGCGCATGGATGACGGCTATAAGGTCGCCAGAATCATCGAACTCCTCTCCCAAACCAACGAGATTCTGGAGGACATGCTCGTCATCGAAGGCAATTTGCCCACCGGACATAAGACGACAATCCGTACCGGCTTACCACAAGCCACATGGCGTCTGTTGAACTTAGGTGTCCCAAACGCCAAGTCAACGACTGCCCAGCTCACCGACACCTGTGGTAATCTGGAAACCTACGCTGTGATCGATAAGGACATTGCCGACCTCAACGGCAATACCGCTGAGTTCAGGCTTTCCGAGGTCAAAGCGTTCCTTGAAGGCATGAGCCAGCAAGTTGCCACGACCTTAATCTACGGCAATCAGTTCCTCAATCCAGAAAGGTTCACTGGTCTTGCCCCACGCTACTCCACAAAAACCGCCGCCAACTCCAATACAGCTTTCAATGTTCTCGATGGAGGAGGCACCGCCAGTACCAACACCTCGATCTGGATTACTGTGTGGGGTGATGACACTCTTCACGCCACCTTCCCCAAAGGGAAGATCACAGGACTTCAACATCGAGACATGGGTGAGTGGCCTGTCCTCGACACGTCGAGTAATACTTACCAGGCCTATCGAGATCACTTCAAATGGGAAATTGGTCTGGTCCTCCGAGACTGGCGATACGTCGCTCGTATTGCTAACATCGACGTGACGCAACTTACAGGAGTTAGTGCGGCAAACCTGATCAACCTAATCATCCGCGCACTCTATCGCTTGCCAACTGCTCCAGTCTCCGCAACCGTTATCCAGACCTCCGACACTCCAGAGGTCCGGGCCAACATGGGCCGCACGGTGCTCTACGCAAATCGTGTCGTCCGCACCTACCTCGACCTTCAAGCCATGAATAAAACTAACGTTTTATTGAGGATTGAAGAGTTCGACGGCAAGCCAATCACCACTTTCCGGGGAATCCCTGTCAGGACTTGCGACGCGATTCTCTCTAACGAAGCGCAAGTCACATAGGTGCAACCATGATTCTCGACGCAGCCCTTCTGT